GAATATTCTTTGTGATATTCATTTATTTTATCTAAATTATTTATACGATATTCTTTTATTTTTTCTTTATTTTTTAAATATTTCAATGACATATATTAATAATTATATATTAAAATATATTTAAGTATTTTTATTGTGGTTCAAATTTTTCCTCATAATTTATATTTTGAATTATACTATATTCAAATCGTGGTTTTCTATCAACATATTTATTATTATAAATTTCTTTTAAATCTCTCCTTAATTCGTCCATTCTTCCCTTTATACAATCGGTTATAACATTCATACTATTATAATCTTTTTCTAAATTTTTATTCATATCATTTATTTTTTGTATTTGATTATCATTTTCTTCTTTTTGTTTTAAAATATTATCAAGATTTTCTAAAAAGTTTTTATAAATATATGTTAATTGACCAATCCTTTCTTCTAATTCTTTTTTATAACTTTCATTAAATTCTAAATTACTAATAACATGTATTTTTTCAACTTCTATATTTTCATTCATTTTTTCTATATTATATTATTAGATTTTTTTTATAATAGATTTTTCTTATATAAAAATTAATTAAAAAATTTATTTAATTCTATCGGACAATCTTGATCTTCCACCAGAAACCGAGCCACCTGAAACAGAACCACCAGAAACAGAGCCACCTGAGACAGAACCACCAGAGACAGAACCACCAGAAACAGAACCACCTTTGGCTAATGCAGAACCAACAACAGATTTCAAATTATCCAAAAATTGACCTCCTACTAATCTTTCAACATCTGCTGTATATGTTTTGGGCATAGTTGAGGCAGAGAGAACATCGGATTTTGTGAGGATACCTTGGAAAACTGAGCAAGAACCTTTCATAATACTTACAACACCACTATTCATAATTACAGTTATCAATTCATAATCACTTGCGTTTAGTTGGACGGCAGATTGATTTTTCAATTGGACTTTATATTGGAATGAAAAGACACCAAGAGAACCAGCGGCATAATAACTCTCCGTAATTTGAATATGCTTTCCAAAATCTAAAACTAGCATAGATCCAACTAGTGGAACTACACCACTTACATTTGTATTTGCAGCATTAGCCGCCCCACTCCATTCCAACCATGATTGATTACAACCGGCTTCTTTTGACATTCTCCATAGATCTTCTTGTGTTGCACTTGACAAAATACCAGCACTATTAGCAAAATTAATATCAACGGCTTCAATTGTCAAATATGAATCAGATGATGTTATTTGATTATTATTTTTTCGCCTTGCAAAAATAAAAACTTTATCTGGAATCATATTTAATTGTAAATTTTGGGCGGTCACCGTTTTTGAACCACCGGCAGGAATAACAGAACCACCATCTGTAATATATTTTTCCATTGAATAATATCCAACACTATTACGGGCGGGGAATTGGTCTTCTGGTTTTGTAGTCAAATATTTAAATCTTAGTTGTGGTTCTTTAAATCCTACAATACTAACTGTTGGAACTTGTGTATAAGGAGATGCAGATGCAGAATTAAACCATCTAAGAAGAGGATAATTTGGATTAGTATTCATACGGAAATTCATATTCTGAATACCATAAAATCCTTGTTGATTAGAATGAACTTTTTGGAATAAGAAAGGTGAAAGCATCAAAGGTTCTGTGACTTGAACGGAGACATATAATGTTAATCCTGCTGTTGCAATTGTTGTTGATGGAATTGCTTGTAAAACACCATTACCAAAACCAGTAGTGTTAAAATCTTGTAGAACAAAAGCACCGCGAGGGTGGAAATCATTACTTGAAACGGAGTTATTATATGCACCTAATGGGTTATTAATAGCACCTTGTCCATCACTATAATTCAAATAATTATCCGGCATAGTTGGTGTTGTATCATTATATCTACCTTGTAATTCTTTATCCAACATTCTAATAATTGGTTGCATTATAACATCTTGATCTTGTGAAAATGTATTATTATTAATTGTGGCTGACATAGTTGATACACAAGAATGAAGAGGATAAGGACATAAAGCACAATTAAAACCATATTGTAAGAAATTTGTTATATTTGTTGGGAAACCTCCTTGTGATGGGAAATTTACTGTAAATCTTATAGTTGCGTTCCAATCAACATAACGAGAGACAACTGTCTGTTCTGAGGGGACTATAACATTATAATTTTGTGATGCTGGCGAGGCTGTTCCAGACACAAGGGTTTGACCAAATGTCACATTGCTTCCACTTCGATATACTGCATATGGTATGCTTTCTTTACAATCTAGAACACTGTCGACGACCGGAATAATTTTAAAAGTATCTGACATATTATATATATTATATATATATTATATTTATTTCAAAAAATTAATATTATTAAAAAAATAAAATTATATTTATACAATAATATTTTTGCTTGATGTGTTGAAATTTTTCTTTCTAAACATAACTTTTATACTTGCACTCCCTCCACTTGGAATATTTAAAGGTCTTAAATTATTATATCTATCTTTCCACCAGACTTGAAAATCAAATTTTGTTAAGGGTTGGTTTGAATACATATCAATAAGTCTATATTCACCAGATGGAACATATAAAACTGATGGACTATATAATGAATTTGGACCAATAGAAATAACAAAATCTGTTAAAATACTTCCAGTAGCATTTGATGAACTTGTTTCAGTTGGTAAATTATTAGAACCAAATGGTTTTGCGTCTGTTTCACTAGATTGAATAATTGGAAGAGTATTTGATGTAAAAACAATACTTTTTATAGGTGTCCAATTTACCATCGGTGTTTGTTGTGTTGTAAATCCATATTTTGTTGTCCCTGTTGTTTCTTGGTCTGTTGCATTCATATTAAGCATAAATAAATTATTTGATTTTGGCGGAATTTGTTGATTTGATGGCAATGTAGTATAATGATTGAGTGCATAATTTGTATATATAAATGGCATTCCAAATAATAAATTTTTTAAAGATTGATTTATATATATATCAAAACTATTTCTAAATACTATTATATTTGGAATATTTAAAGTTATATTTAATGTAGCCATATTCAATGTTAAATATGGAATATCAGTGGTAGAAATACCAGATGCAGAAGTTAAATCTTGTAAAGCATCATTAATTTTAGCAATGAAAGACATAAAAGAATATATATAATAATATGGTGATTCTTGATTATAACTTGTTGGTGTTGGTATTGTTGCGTTATCTGTTTGAAATTCAACCCATTTATACCGCATTGTTTGTGCTTGCACATCAAAAAAACCAATAAAATAATCTGTTAAATTTGGATCAAATACATAAGGTGGTAAATTTGGATCTGGAAGGGGGATTGTATTTGCATAATTTAATTTAGGAATAAAAACAGGAATATTTGTATCAATATTAAATCTTACAATTGATAAAAAATATTTTTCTGGTGAATCTAAATATGGAACTGTTCGGGTTGTTGAAAATTGTAATTGAACCTCTTTTTCGGTATCATTTTGAACATTAAAATCGTTATCCATATATTCATGGAACGGTTGAAATTGATCATTTGTATATCTAGCTTTTTGCTGAACTGACATATATATAATAAATATATATATATTAAATTTAAAAAATTTTATATTATTTTATATTTTTTATGGTAAAATTAATTTTCCACCTTTTTTTTTCTTTCCTAAACCAAAAAGTTGAAAAGGATTCAAAAAATCGTCTAATATTGAACCACCTTTTTTTTTCTTACCTAATCCAGCTAATGATCCAAGTTCTCCAATTGGATTAAAAACAGTATTCAAAATATCACCCACACCAAATCCACCTCTTTTTTTTGGTTTTCCTCTTGCCGTATTTTCAGATGATGGTGGTGGTGGTGGTGGTGGTTGTGGTGGTTGTGGTAAAGAAGGAGAAGGATTATATAAGTTATCATAATCTGCTAATTCTTGTGCCAAACTAAGTCTCCACAAAGGAACATTGGGGTGAGTAGGATTTTGTGCTATCTTATGTCGCCAAAATCTTATTGCTTCCCTTGTATTTTTTAATGTATTCGCACCACCTTTTTTTTTACCAAGACCCAAAAATGATTGAAAAGAACTTGGATCAATTGGATTATAACCACCTTTTTTTTTACCAAATCCCAAAATAGAAAATGGACCAATTGGATTATAATCACCACCTTTTTTTTTACCTAATCCAGCTAATGATCCAAGTTCTCCCAAAGGATTAAAAATAGTATTTAAAATATCACTTGCACCAAAACCACCTCGCATTTCTGGTAAAATATTTCCACCTATTAAAAGTTTTCTATAATCGTCTAGTTCTTGTCTCATTTTATTTTCTAAATCTTTTAATCCACTTTTATCACCATATCTATCTGAACGCATTTTTACGATTTTATTTTGTAATCTTCTAATATTATTATAAGTTTTTCCAATAGTTTCTGCACCTCCTTTTTTTTTACCTAAACCAGCTAACGATCCAAGTTCTCCCAAAGGATTAAAAACAGTATTCAAAATATCACCAACACCAAAACCACCTGTTTTTTTACTTCTTTTTTTTTTACGACCACCTTCTACATCTTCATCGGGAGATGCTAAATCCTCAAAAGCACCACTTACTAATGGATTATTCATCATATTCATCATACCATCTATTGGGTCATTTATAAATTGTTGTCCTGTGCTTACCAAATTTTTTAAATTTGATATATCGCCTTCTATATCTGATACAGCTTGTAAACCTTTACCACTTTTTTTATTACTTTTTAATTTTGTCATAACATCATTTTTTACTTTTTTTACATTTAAATTATTTTCTAATTCATCTAACATATTATCATTTTCTTCTTCAATAGGTCTTTTTAATCTTGCGTTTAAATTTGGCATATATGAACCATAATTATCATGCATTTCTTTTATTTTTCCTAGTAATTCTTCCAAAATTTCTTTACCTAATAAAATTTCTTCTCTTGATAATCCAGTTTTTTCAGAAACTTTTTTTATTGCTTGATCTTCTAAAACACCAGAACCAAATAATTTTTTTCCAAATAAATAACCACTTACAAGTGGGGTTAATGGTGCTAGGGGTGATGTAGCCAATAAAGATGTTGCCAACATTTCAGGACTTTTTACTAAATCGGGCAAATTACTAAAAGAAGAAAAAATATTTCCTCCTTTTGGTTGTTTAGTCATTAACATATATAATATATAAATATATTTTATATATTATATTTATTTATTAATTACGCCACTTACTATATCATCAAAACTCAAACCTGTTTTTTTTTTTAAATTATTCATAAAATTATGATAATCTTTTAAATTTTGATTACCTTTTAACATACATTTTATTCTAAATGCACAATGACGCCCACAACTCGCAATATCACTATTTTTTGATTGATATTGTGTAGTATTATAATAACATTTATAACCACTTTTTTTTAATAAATTTCTTAAATATGGTTCTGAAACTCCTAAATTTATATTATCCCTTTTTGGTATCCAATTTAAAATATCTACATCATTATTTCCATATGAATCAAAAAATTCAATTTCATTTTTATGGGGTCTTAATAAAGCTGTCCAATGACCATTATTAGGAGAATTTTCAAATAAAATAATAATATGATCTTTTACTTTTGGTAATAATTGATTAATATTATTATAATTTTTTAATTCACTATATTTTATTATTTTTACATTTGGTAAAATACTTTTTATTTCTCCATCGTCCATTGGCGTCTCTTTTAATTCTTCTAGCTTTTCAATATCTTCAATATCTGACTCGTCCATATATATTTTATGTATAAAATAAAATTTATATTATAATAAAACCCAATCTGCTAAATCAAGCCAAAAACATTTTCTTTTTCTCTCTTCTAGTTCCCATTCAGGTCGCCAACAAATCATTTTTACAGTTCTTTTAAATAATACTGTTAATACTTTTTTTTTTACTTTATCATAAAGTAAGTAAAAACCAAATCCAATTAAATAATATATCATATTAATATATATTCATAAAATTATGGAAGATTTAGAAAATTTAGTTTTATCAGAATTAGGCACAAAAATAATTTTATTAGAAAATGAAGAAAAAATAATTA